GTTTGTTAAGATGACACTGCTTAGTATTACAAAACCATCTTCCATAATGTTCGTCGTTATCCTCTTCTACGTTAATGTTGAATGCTGTATAGTTATCGCCGTGGTGTACCGGGCAGCATGTTGTTAGCCTTCCATCCGCCTCGTAATAGTCAATATCAAAGTGGTCAAAAAGATCGTGAATCTTCTTCATCAGTTTCTTCTTCAGGAGAATAACCCTCTGTATTTTCGCCAAGTTCTTGGTTTCTACCGTCATGTTTCTTAATCTCTCTAATAGTTCCTAATTCCCTCAACCTAGCAAACTGACCATCCATTTGCAGACAGATATATCCTTCGTCTTCTATTCCAGGACCGTGTCTTGAAACGATTGGTATTAGTTTCTTATTGCCATTTTGTATACCATCTTGTAGTTTCTCTTCATCTGTTTTATCCTTGAAGATTGTGAAACTGGTACACAGCCATACAAGTCTATCGGAACCACTAACCACGTCTGTTGACTCTTTTGTGATACCATCTCTGTTAAGCTGAACAAAAGAAAGGCACGGGCAGTCATTTTCTACACAGAAATTATGTAGCTGAGTAATCTGGAATCCGAGAACTTGGAACTCTGCCATATTGTTTGAAATGGAGGAAGAAGACATTAACTTCAAATAGTCATAGATAATCACGCAGTCGTTAAGAACTCCATTTTCGTCATAACCAACTTTCTTGAGCAACCACCTTTTAGCGATAGAAAGAATCTCTTCAAATGGTCGTCCAGCAATGCTGATATAATCATATGGTAACTCTTGTAGTTCTTCTATGGATCTTAGTAAAGCATCTTCTTTTTCTCCATCATCAAATGCCTCACCTTTTGCAATTTGATTGATTTCAATATCAGTAAGATTAGCCAAGATTCTGTTCCAATGATCTTGCTTGCTCATTTCTGTATCCAAGACCAGCACTGGAATGTTGTGAGTAGTGGCAATGTTTAATGCTATATTGTCAGCAAGTACAGACTTACCAGTTTTAGGACGAGCAGAAATAAGATCTACACACTTTCTGCGTAATCCACCACCAATAGCTTTATCGTAAGCGGGAAAGCCTGTAGGAATACCAATAGACTTTCCTTTATTGTTTCGTAGATGTTCGATATAATCGTCCAGATCATCACCAATAGCTTGAGGAGTCATATCATCTTCTTTAATATAATCCAAGCAAATCTTTTGAATTGGAGATTCTACGACGGATAGAATATGTGCAATGGATTCGTCTCCACTTACATCATTGAGATCTTTGTACATGTCCCGAAGCTGACCCTGAAGTTTACGACCAAACTCCAGTCTTTTTAGTTTTTTAGCATGTTCTGCCACATTATTAATATCAATCGGCGTACTCATAACACCTTTGATATGTTTCAGAACATTGTCGTTTTCCACATACTCATCTAAACCAATACTTTTAGCTGATGATAGAATTTCCGTATATCCAATACTGTCATTAGTAGATAGAGCATGATGCACACATTTATAAATGACCTTATTGTGATCAATTGTAAAGCTATTCTCGTCAACGTACAATTCTACCTCAAGCAAGCAATCACTACCATGCTGCATCAAACCAGAAAGAACCGCACGCTCGGAGGCAACGTTTACAAGATTTGTTTCAATTTTAGACATACTATCCTCGCCGTGTCAAACATCCATCACAAGTATAATTATCACGAGCAAACATAGGATTTACTTGAAAAGTATTACTACAAGATCCACACGTTACACTGGCTTGCTTATATTTTTTTCTTATATTTCTTTTTTTATCTGTTTGTTTACTGTCATTAATTCGATCAAAACCATCATCTCTACCAGCTTGAGAAATAACATCTTCCATATCTTCAAATTTATTTTCAGACGACGCCCTATCACTAACTTTTCTGGATCTACTAGCACCACCCGTACTAAAGTCGCCTTCTTCTTTAGAGACTGGTTCTTCTTCAACCTTCTTCTTCCTTGGTCGCCCTTTTTTCTTTTTAGGTTTTACAGCCTGCTTTTCATTTTCAAGACTGTCAAGCCTTGACATCATCTGCTTTAACAAGGCTGTTGTATCATCTTCTTCAACACGCTCTGGAATGTCGATGCGTTCACCGCACAGAATATAATATGCCTCAGAAACAAGGCACCATTCCGAATCAGTAATGGCTTGGTGCAGTAAATCTGATACCTGCGTAATATGATCGATCATAACTTCTAAGCTTTTAACTGTGGATTTCATCTGAAACTCTTTCCTTTTCCTAAGTCTTGAAATATATTCGCTCGCTTCTTTAGGTCTTTACATGTCTCTTCCAGCGATAGAATACCAGCATACAACCTTAGTCGGCATTTTTCAACAATTACCGCATAAGAATTGTCACGAATGATGTTCTTCTTTTTGATTTCCGCTGGCATGAACTTATCTTGTTGGTCCCACTGCTTAGCACAAAGATAGTTTATTGCCTCTTCACACCAGTTGAACTGGCTTCTAATTAAATCTAACTTTCTTTGTAATGCACCAGCATAATTCATTATCTGTAAACTGTATGCAAAACATTCATCTGCATCAAGTCCAGCAATAGTCTCGGACGAAATACTGAGGATATACTCACATTCTTCATCCACCTGAAAGTCTGGAATATTATTTTCCTTACAGAAAGCCTCAACCCATTCTGTAAAGTTACTTAGTCCAGCGACTGAGTCTGTGTCTTCAATATTAAGTTCTTCCATTCTTTTCTTTCATTGTAAGGTAGGATGGCGATTTTGATACCATTTAATGTACACCATTCTATTTTATCAGCATCTCTTTTTTTAGACTTTACAAAATCCATTTTGGTTTTATGAAAAAACGAGCAGTAAGAATAATGCTGTTTACCGTGAACTTCTACGATCATCATAAGGTCTGGAATGAAAAAGTCAGCATATAAAAGAGAAGATCTTCCCAGTTTTTTACTTCCGGGAAGTGTGACCTCTTCATATAGGGAATATGTAGGATATAACTCCTGAAGTATAACCCTTACTTCTTTATGCAGAGATGACTTTTTGCTGTGATGTTTTCTTGATTTATTTTTGGAGAAGTTAAATTTGTGCTCGTTGCCGTCAAATCCAACTACTCTAAACATCCGCCAGCATCTCTCTAACTTGATCTTCTACTTCTGTGTAGACAGACTTATTTTCGACCAGAAAGTCGTAGATTTTTGCTTGACCTTGGAACTTGGGTGCTTCTTCATAACCTTCTCTGCCCTCCAAGAATGGAAGACTGTACCAAGCACCAGCTTTGTCGACAATACCAAAGGATTCAGCAAGTTCGATGATTTCTTTTTCTTTGTCGATACCTTTGTTGTATTTCAGGTAACTAATACACTCAGCACCAGAAGCACCCATAGACGAACAGCTAATCTTCCAGTGAATCAATTGACCCACCTTTTTACCGCCCTCTTCCCAAGGTTCTATTCGGGCAACATCCAGTCTAGTATCCGCTTGATACTGCACCATGACACCACAGTCTGGAACTTTGATTTTTCCATATCCACTTGTGTTTGTGATGTAGTGTGTAATGATCACTACGATGATCTTATTTTTGACCACCGTCTGAGCGTTCTTTTTAATCCAGTGGCTTAGGAGGCGAGGTAGGTTGTTTCTGATGTTACCAGAGGCGTCTTGCTCAAGTTCTGCTCGTGGCACGAGAGATGAGCATGAATCGATAACACAAACAGCACCTTTGTTTTCTGGACGCTTGATTAGGTTTTCAGCAATCTTAAGAAAATCCTCAGCAGCAAGCGACTCACCTTCTTCTGGACTATGAACAACCTGAATCTTATCAAGATCCAAACCTTCTGTTCCAACCAGATTGTATACCTTCAGGCGGCTTTCTCCATCTACATAAACCACAGGCCGTCCATCATCCTGTGCGTTCTTGCAAATCTGTAAACAAGTGCTGCTCTTTCCAGTCTTAGGATCTCCACTGATAATTGTCCAACTACCCTCTAACAGACCACCATTTAGTGCTAGGTCAAGACTGGGACTAACCGTAAGTGGTTTTAGCTCTTTTCTGGCTGAGACCAATTCTGATCCAGCAGACAATACTTTTCCAAATTCTTTTTCAATAGCCTTATCTGTACTAAGGTCAACTTTCTTTTTTGCTTTTGCCATAAATCACAAGTCCTTCAATATGTTTTTCTTTTTATTACCAAATGGTTTAGAAACTTCAATTTTTTCCTGCTCAGACTCAAGCAGTTCTGTGTCCTTTCTTTGCCTT